TTAGAAAGAATGTTTCTTTCAGCTTCGATTCTTAGTGCTTGCTGATTACCTTCAAGAATTGTTCCTGATGTTGTTAGGTAGCAGAAGAACTCAGTTTGATGACCACTTGAACTAGATGGTGCAACTGTGTTAACAGCAGAGTCAACAACAACTGTACAACCAGCAAATTCACCAACGGCTCTATCACTGATACCAACACCACCGCCACCCCATTGAAGGGCAGTTCCAGTTGATAATGCAGAAGTAGAAAATGTTAACATACCAACCTGATATAGGTAGTAAGCAACAGAAGGATGCACGATAAGAATATCGAGATCTTCTCCTCTTTCTCCTAGTAAGTTTCTAGCTCTTGCGATTGTAGAAGCTGTTAAGAAGTTAACTTCAGTAGCACTAGCACCAGCTTTTGCTACGTCTATTTTATTTGCTGCTAATGCAGTTCCAAATAAACCAGCTAAATGTGAGAATAATCTAGCGTTGTTTAGTTTGTTGATTGCATCTGCAAGTTGGTTTCTGATGTGACCCATTGGATCTTCACCAGCAGCCAAAATAGCAACGTCATCTACAGCATAAGCAAATGCTCTGTGGCAGATTGTTGCAACCTGTGTTGCAGTACCAATCTTCTGTGGTGTTAAGTAACCACCAGAAGATGTACCCCATCCAGCAGCACCAGTTAGAATTTCTTCTGTTGGAGCAATTGGGTTAAATTCTGGAACTTGGATTCTTGTTCCACCTTCTGTTGCATCAAGAAGTGAGTTGCGTACAACAGCACCAGACTTGATAAAAGCACTACGCTCCTTGATAGCTTCGGAAACGTAAGTACTAAAATTATTTCTCTTAACGACATCCGCTAATAGGACACCGCCAGTATAATTCTGAAACGGAGCAGCCATTCAGATTTACCTTAATAAGTTTTGCGATACCCTAATCACAGATAAGGGCATTAGTTTCACGGAAACTAACTATTTTTATTGAGCCTCCCTCTTCAGCACGGCTGCGAGGTCGGGGTTCTCATTCTCCATTATAAGCTGTTGCGTCAAATTGCCAGTCTTCCAAGGATTATCTGTTCCACCTGACACATTTGATACGGGACTAGGCTTTGCACCCATACCAGCAGCACTGCTTGGTTTGAAGTGATGCTCCCATCCACTACCAGGATTTTTCAGAGTAGAAAGATAAACATTTAAATCTTGTTCAACACCACCATTAAGTACGACTACTTTGCCTTCAGCATTTCGTTGTAATTTACTTTGCAGTAATGATAATGTTTGTTCTGCATTTATAGCACCTTGATTACTAATAGCTGCAAGTGCTGTAGTTTTTGTTGATGCCATTTCATTAGAAGTTTTCATGTCTTCTAATTGTTGAGACAAAGTAGAAATCTGCTGGTCTTTATCTTGAGCAGTTTTATTTGCTTCTTCCCAAAGAGTTTTCCATTGACCTTGATCTTCTAACTCTTGTTTTCGTTGCTCTTCTTTTTTCTTATAAACTTCATCAAGTTTATTTTTTGCACCTTTAAATTTTTCTTCGCCTTCAGCGATTTGTTTTTTTAGTGCTGCAATCTGTTCTTCATATTGTGTTTTAACAGCAGTAAGATCAGGTGCGTTTGGTTGTGTTGGTTGTGAAGGAGTTTCAGTCACGGACTGATCAGTAGGAGTCACAGACTCAGACTGAACTACTTTTTCTTCGATTGCCATGAATTATTCAGATAGGATGTTAGTGGATTTTTTTTTAGAAGGCTTTTTTTTAGCTTCTGGTTTTGTTGTTTCAACAGGAGTGGATTTTACAGCAGGAATCTCTGTTAGTTCCCACTTGTAAGTTCCGTCAGCTTGCTGAACGTAATCTATGTGTTTGCCCATAATTAAATATGTACTTGCTCTTTAGTTTATCAAACTATTCAGATTTGGCTTCATTAGCTGAAGGTAGCACTTCTCCCTGTACTAAAATGTCTCTAAATTCTTCTCTATCTATTACCTGTTGATCAAAGAGTGATGTTAATGCTGTAATATCTTGACCAATCAATCTTTCAATATCAAAATCTCTACTGATTTTGACTTCTGGTGGTTCAATTCCTACATACTGAGCAGATAAATTAAATGCTTTCTGTAGCTTTTGCTCAAGTTCCATAGAAACCATTGCAAGCATAGAATTAGTATCAACACGATCTAACCTTCTTGCATCAGCAGATTCTGCTACAAACTTCTGTTGACTTAAAGTAGATATTCCCAAGGTAGCCATTTGCATTTGTAATTCTTTTATCTCAGCAGATTGAGCATCAAAAGCACTAGAAGCTGGTTCTACATAATAAATTTTATTTCCAGGTTGAGTAGCCATTGCATAGTTAACACTTACAGCAAGATCTTTTGTCTGATCGTCATATCCTTCCATTACAAGCATTGGTTGAGATGCAACGTGCAAACTATGAATTAAATCAGCTTGTCTTTGAAAATGTGCAAGATTTAAATATGCAATATCAAGTAAAGGTGGTTTACTTACTAAATTTTCAACTTTTCCAGAATAAACAGTAACTAATGGTATTTCACCAAGAGAAAAACTACCCGACTCTGCTAACTCATAATCTTTTGCACCAGCAGGACTAGACATATCTCCTGCATATCCTCCACCATCATCTTCATATAAATCTTCAACAGTTTCTTTTTTTCTAAATACACGATAACGACCTGGTTCTATAACTCTCATCTGATCATAAATTTTTTCACCAAACTCACCATCAGGTAATACAGCTTTTTCTGCAATCCTAACTTGCACTAAGTTTCCATAATTTGATTCTCTATCTAATCTCCAACCATAAATATTATTAGGATCTATCTCAATCCAATAAGGTCTACGATCCTGTGCTCTTTCTTCAGCTAAACTTCTTGCCCCAGAAGGTGCAGGATAATCTACAAGAATATGACTCTGACCATAAGTAAGAGAACACATCAATAATCTTCTTGCATATTCATCTAAATCAGAACCACAACCATCAACATCCATTTTGAACATATCTGTCCAATAAGGATCACCTATCAATGATATTGGTTTTCTTAAGACAAGACCTGTAGCTGCTCTGATTAATCTTTGTGTAAAAGGACTGAATACTGATCTATTAACTCTCGCAAGATAAGCATCATAGTCTTCTCTTGGTTCTAATGGTAAAAATGCTTCAGAGTTCTCTCTAAGATATTCTGTTCCTTCTGTTACTGCTTTCATTATTTCCCAACCCTTTATCATATCTATAACTGCTCTAGTTCTAGTGAAAGGACTATCACTTCCACCTAGATAAGAACTAGCGGTAATGCTTGTTTGAATTCTTCCTGGTAATGCGTAAGTCATGTCAACACCTCCATCGTTTTAAGGCTAACGCTTTTCTTGTAGGTCTGCCTTTTTTATCTTTTAAAGGCCCAGGCATACCAGACATTCTTGCACAAAAAGATTTTCTTCTTGCCTTTTCTGCTGGTGTAAGTCCTGATTTTTTAGTGACAGGTGCTTTTAAATTACTCCCAGTAGCAGCATTATATTTTCTACGACCTTTTGCTGTCAGACCACCTTTTTTAGATTTTTCACCTCTTCCAACAGATAAACTTACAGATTTACGTTTTTTTCTCATTATTTACCTACCTTTGCCTGTGCTTTTTTATGAGCGACAGTGAATGAATCCCCTGCTCGCATCCTTCTCTTCATAAACTCCATATGCTTATCACTATGATGTTCAGAATGTTTTTCTAATAAATTTTTTTGACGAGTAGTTAATTTCATTTTTTTTTCTTTTTCTTCTTCTTACTTTTTAATTTTTTAAAATCAGCAGCAGTGATTTTATCTCTAGGAGGTGCAACAGCAGCCAGTTTTCTTTGTTTTGAAGAATAAGAACCTTTTGGCATGATTTTTCCTAGATAACTCCATGTTACCGCTTTCCTTAAGATTTTACACTTATTTCTTTTTCTTTTTTGTCTTAGTTTTCTTTTTCTTACCTTTTTTGACACTTGCGATGTATCCTTGACATCGACTCATCGCATGAGATTTAGTCATTTTTTCTTTTTAGTAGTTTTTTTACGTCTATGTTGATATGTTATCTTCTTACTTCCAGTTTTTTCACGTTTAAATCTTGCTTTTTCACTTGCTGACATCTCCCCTACTGTCTTAGGTGTCTTACTTGATACACGTTTACTAGGTCTACAGGCTGGATAGCCTCTTTTTTCTCCTTTTGAACGACCACAAGGCTTTCCCGTCTTTACATCCACCCAATTTTCCTTGAACCAACGTGTTAAACCACCTTTGGCTCTAGGATTTGTACTACTTTTTCTTTTTTGTGGCACGTTTTTTCTCCACTCGATAAGTACCTCCACGTTTTTTGTACTCCCGTACAAGCCACGCATTTGCATATGCAGAAGGATAAACAGCGAACTTGCGTTTAGCTTCGGCTTTTACTCTAGCGTAAAGAGCTTTATTTACAGGAACATTCACTACGTTTTTTACCTCCCTTCTTTTTCTTTTTTTTCTTTTTCATCCCAGTATGGTAAGGCATAGTAAGAATTAGGTAGTTCTTAATATATTCTAAACGCAGTTTGACCTAATGTCTCTGGTTTTGCCAAATTAAACTGCTGTAAACAAAGGTAACCAAAAGCATCAAAAGCGTGATCAACTCCTAGATT